AACGACTAGCTTTACAAGCAAGCTCGCACTTTTTGCGTCACTACAAAAGAAAAATGCGAAATCTGCAATCTTAGTTTTTGGTATTTGTCTTGGTATTGAATACGCAATCGAAGCTACGAACATGGAGGACGTTAAATGTCAGACCTTGCAGTAAGGCAGAAGCCTATAGTCAATAGCCAAGGGCGGATTCTAACTGGGCTGGCCGCACGAAAAGCACAGCTTGCAGTAGAACTAGGAATCCGAGAGGAACTAAAGCCCGCGCAGATGGAGCATAGAATCGGGATAGTATTCGATGATTCTGGTTCTATGGGACGCGCACAGAGCGAGGACGCACACGAGGGCTGCGAGGAATTTCTTCGCTCCTGCGAGCAGAATAAAACCGCTGTAGCTATATATCCGATGAATGCTGCTCCGATGCTGCTTTGCACCAATCTCCCCGCCTTGGCGATTATGGTTAAGAGTATTTGTGCAACCGGCGGTACGCCGCTTGTGCAGAAGCTCGGAGAGATGCTGAAGAAAAATAGCTTAACGCGAGCAATCGTATTCAGCGATGGTTGTCCGCAGAGCTATAGCGAACTGGAATATGACTCAATTAAAAGCAAAAAGATTCCAGTTGATACTGTATATATCAGTGACGGATATAAACAAGAACGCGCCGCTGAATTTATGGAAAAACTCGCTCGCGACACAGGTGGAATATATCTGTGTTTTGAGCGCGGGAAGTCTAATTTTCGTACAGCGTTTAAATATCTTAGCCCGGGGCTTCGATATATGCTTGCGGACAAGAGTTTCGCAGATAAGCTACAGGGGAGGTAATATGGTTACTCCAACAGAAGCACTTAGCGAAATAACAGCAAGGCAAAGAGATTCTAAAATATCAAAACAGCATCGTTTTGTACTAAGTGTTTTATTTCTTCTTTGTCAAAATGCTGTTGCGCGATATAAACGAGTTAAAGAACTAGACGCTCGTGTTCGAGTACTAGAATCAAAAATGCGGGATATACATCCTGATTTGCACTAGGAGATAGCGTGCCACTAACTCAAGAACAAGCAACTGTATTCTCACAACTCGCACTCAAGCTCTCTGCGCTGCGTATTAACGCATCGTTCGAGAGCGCTGAGGCGGGGCCAATAGTCACCACATATTACATGCGTCTCGGTGCTGCTGTTCCGATTGCTAAGATTATGCGTGCCGAAGAAGATCTCGCACTCGCCGTCGGAGCACCGAGCGTACTAATAACACGAAAGGGGGCTTCAATTGCGATTGCGATACCGAATACGCGCAGAGATGTCGTTTCTTATGATGTTTGCTTGCATACTCTTATGCAAGATACTATTTGTAAGTTGCCGATTATGCTTGGCGTTGACACAAAAGGTAATGCAGCACATATCGACCTTACCGAGTCACCCCACATTCTTATCGCGGGCAGCACTGGAGCAGGTAAATCGGTATTACTTTCCGCCATCATTAGTGCTCTGGCTGCAAGCCGCAGTAAGCACGAACTCAAACTAATGCTCGTCGATACCAAGCAGCTCGACCTCACATTATTCGCAGACCTCCCACATGTCGTGGAGGTCGCGGATAATGTGGAGAAAGTGCACGCATTATTCACGCGCTTAATGGCAATCGTTCGTCAGCGTACAGAGAAAATGAAAGGGGTAGCACGAAACCTTCATGAATACAATGCAATCTCTCCAACGTCGCTCCCGTATTACGTCGTTATTATCGACGAGCTCGCCGACGTTATTGGCGAAGATAACAGCCTCGCAAAATCTGGCTTGGAACCAGTTGCTGGCTATGAAAGAATCGCCCGCAGACTACAGGCGCTCACTCAAATATGCCGAGCAGTTGGAGTCCACGTTATATGTGCTACGCAAAGACCGAGTGTTAAGATCATCACTGGTGACATTAAAGCAAATTTCACAACTAGAATCGCACTACGCCTACCAACTGGCGCAGATTCTCGCACGATACTTAACGAGTATGGAGCGGAGTCGTTGCTCGGAAAGGGAGATATGCTCGTCGAAAGCCCGTGCTTCGATCAGATAACGAGATTTCATGGGCCGTTTGTAAGCATGGATCATATTGCTAATGTGCTGATAAATTGTGACTCGATTCGAGATTCATATAGGAGGGCGCCAAATGTCTAAAATGTTTGCCTTATGCGAACCAGATTTTGATTCAATTAAAATTCGATTTTCAGGCGCCGATAAGCAGTTGTATATTTTTCGTAGCTCCTCCGATGCTAGAGATTATGTAGCAGCGAACCCAGAATTTACTGCGTATAGACTTTGTACTATTTGTGATTTTTCTATTACCGATTACGAACCGGGCGAGCGTGCCGGGCTTGATGCGCCCTTCGATGCCGGGTGACGGGCGGGGGGCGGGGGTTTGGGTCGGCTGGGCGTATGTCGCTGATATGAGGCGATTTAGGGGCGTCATACGCCATCTATCAGGGCCATATCGACCTTGACACTGACCGTCCGGTAGAGCTATACTGACTATAGTCGCTAGGGTAATACACTACCTCGCCACCCGCATAAAAGGAATCCCCACAAACTATGAAAACAACACAAACAGTCCGAGCATTTGATGGATACCACAAAAATACCGGGCGAAAAACAGAACTGGCGTCATTTCGGATTTTCAAAGACCAGAACGCGGAGTTGAGTCTCCGTTATACTGGCAACAGATCGGTATTGACCAGGATTTTATTGGAGCAGTTTCTCAGCGGTAAGTTACCGAGTGTTGAAGCGGAATTTGAACAGATTACGAAGAAAACGCATATACCATTGGCGGCTGCGATTATAGATAATTATGCGACAACAAATAACACTCCGAGTGAGACTGCCGCTGAGATTGGCGTATCAGCGCAAAGAGCACATCAAATTTTACATCCAGAAAGATAAAAGGAGTAAGTATGGCGAGGTTCGATGTTGATACTATCCCAATATGCGTTAAGTGTGACGCAAAGGATGAGACTAAGGTTTGTTTAAAATGCAAAATTGTGTATTGTGCACACTACGCATCCGTTACTGATAATCGATTCTGCGCTAATTGCATATCTGATTTCAGACTGAAAGAAACAATAGTCGAGAAGCAGGTTGAGCATATCCGACCGGATGGCTCGGTTACATTCTCAAGAAAGTACCAAGCGAGGTGTCTACATCTTATGGGGAATGATTGGTTGTTCGCATCTACGCTAATCTCAGAGATGAATGATGCTGAGATTGAAGCGACTATTGAGTATCATAAGGCGAATGTTTCGCTGATGCTTATGGAGAGGGAATCGCGGAAGCTAGAGCGGTATCATAAGCTCGCGGGCGTGAAGATTGTTAATATCAAGCATGAATCGCAGGAAGATCGAGAGAAGCGCGAGGAGAAGGAAGCGAGAGCAGCAGAGCGCAAGACTCGTGTTAAGGTCAAGGATAAAACTCCGAGCGCGGATGATGCTGTGGCGATGATCACTAAGCTGGCGAAGATGGGACTGAGTCAGGAAGCGATTTTGAATATGCTGGGGAAAAGAAAATAAAATGGCCTATACTGGTTGCCCGGGTAATATTTATAAAGAAGAGGAGGAGAAAATGAGAGTTACATATCATAGCATAAGCGGGATTGGTACTTTTGAAGATCCGTATTATTGTACGTCCAGTAAACAAGAAGCTAAAGACTGTCCAGTATGTGTATCTCGCATACCAGCCCTTAGAGAGGCTATGAAAAATGCGCAGAATGTGCAAGCTTGGTCTCCGATTAGGGACTTAATAAACTATCCCTCCCACTATACCGATGGTGGAATTGAAACGATTGATTTCATCGAAGCTAAGAAATTGAATTATAATCTCGGGAATGCTGTGAAGTATATCAGCAGAGCAGGGAAGAAAGTGCAAAATAACGGACAAGATGTTCTAACAGAAACGGCGATAATTGATATTGAAAAAGCAATCTGGTATTTAAATCGTGAGCTAAGCACCCTAAAGGGAAAATAATATGAATATCGGCGAAGCAGTATCAAAGTATCATTGGTTCAAGCGTGGAGAAGATGGTGTAATTGAGATGTTCCTCGACCACCATGCACTTGCAACCTTTCGCAGTTGCGAAGCATCTTTTGAACTTTCAATGATGGCGAATATCAGGCCATTGCATAAGAGTTGGAATCTTGAGTTTGGGATTTTATTTCACAAGATGATCGAAGAATTCTATATCGCCAAACGCGACGATAAATTCGAGATCGCATCGTGGCTACAGCTCGCGGTCGGACTATGGCAAGAATACAACATGCACGAACAGTTCTCAGAGCATAAGATGTATAAAATGCTTGGGGGCGTGTATGGATTTATTAATATGCTTGCGCAGTATGCGGATCATTTCGCTGCGGAAGTTGATAGGCTGAGAGTTATTGGAGTTGAGATTTCGTTTGGGAAAAAGCGGGAGGTTCCGCTTGGCGCTTTTGATCTTATCAATCCTGAGCCCCAATTTACTTTAGGCTCGAAGACAATAGTACGCTGCTACCTCACAGGCCGTATTGACTTCCTAATGGACTCCGGTAATGCTATCGGCCCGCTCGATCACAAAACAACCGCATTCTTCAAAGGAAACCCAGCAAATTCCTACGACCCTCAAGAAGGAATGACTGGGTATATATTCGCGGTACAGAATATAATGAAGAAGAGCTTTCCTGAACTACTCGGCCAACGTAAGGTTGATCGTATTTGGATGAACTTTGCGCAAATATCACCGTGCTCTGACCCATTGCAGCGATTCAAGCGGGTGCCAGTATTCAAAACAGATTGGCAGCTAGAACAATATCGTCTTCGTCAGCTTCGTACATTTCATAAGATTTATGATATGCTAATCCTTGGCGAGCGCGCAGATTGGAATACTTCCGTCTGCAATAACATGTTCCATAACGAATGTCAGTATCGTAATTTGCATCGCCAGAATACAAACGATGCAATGATTCAGGTACTCAAGAGTGATTTCAAAATAGCTCCCGCATGGGACCCAGAAAATGTGGAGGATTGATATGAACCTTGGCCCAAGATGTAATTTCATGCTTGAAAACCATTGTCAGTGTCCGAATACTGCTACCGCGGATTCTGATATGTGCTTGCTGCATAAGGAATTTGAAACAGAGCAAGCTATTGCAGTAGAACAAGAGAAGATTGAAAACATGGAGAAGCAAGATGCCGAAACTGCCCAAACCAACGAAAATATCGTGTAAGCATATAATGGCGGCAATAGAGGCCGCGCCAGGTGAGTTAGAGTTTAAAAAGTATTGGCTGCATACGACTCTATACCGTGTAAATAAATCTGGTGGCTATGCTGGTATACGGATAACATGGACAATTAAATAAGAGGGAAATAAATGCCATACGAAAATATCCAAGGGCTTGTCGATTTGGAGTCGGAGCCTAAGTTTAAGATCGCTGTTGTAGGCGAGCCAAAAGCAGGAAAGAGCTGGTTCGCTATGACCGCGCCGGGAACAATCTTCGAGGCAGATTTCGATGATCGTTCGGAGAGTATACGATCTTTTATATCAAAAACCAAACGTACAGATATAGATGCTAAAACATACAAGGAGTTGAATCCTGCGCAACCGCACGCTATTAGTGATTTTGAAACTGATATTAGTATGTTTGAATATCTGAAGCAGCAGGGAAAGCCGATACCAGAATGGTTTATTCTGGATTCTATGACATACTTGCGTGTTGCATGTGAGCATGAGCTTATAAAGCAACATCCGAGTATGAGTCGCACGGTTAAGATGGGAACGACGATAGTTAAAATCCCATCGCACTATGATATTATAAACGGCAATCGCGCGTATATGGAATACTTGATTGGACGACTATCCGAGCTTGGAAACGTAATAGCAATATTTCACGAAATGGATGAAAAAGATGCCCAATCTTCTACAAAAGAGCAGAAGGCTTATACAGGACGTAAAACAGTACAACCTCAGTACCTTAGTTCGCTTCTTAGTCTTTTTAACGATGTTTTTAGAATCACTATTGATTATTCTGGTAATCGAATTGTTACTGTGCAGCCCAGTGGTGATTTTATGGCTTCTACATCAATGAGATTAGACGCTACGGAACCCGCGAATCTCGCAGATATGCTCACAAAGCATAAGAAAGCACTCCTATGACGCGAGAAGTAGCAAAACGAGTTTAACCATTTATTGCGCCTGTAGCTCAATTAGTAAGAGCAACAAACTCATAATTTGTCGGCTCTCGGTTCGAGTCCGAGCAGGCGCACCAAGTTTAGCACATACCACCGTGCTAGTTACCAAACGAACAAACAATTAAAATAAAACAAAACGAGGGTACAAAAATGAGTGGATTTTCAATGAAAGTTAGCAACGACAAGCTCGAAGGTTTGGATGTAGTTCCCCCCGGCCCGTATGATATTAAGCTAGTTGGATTCAATGTCAAGGTATCAAAAAAGGGAGATTCATTCAATCTGAATCCGTGCATGGAGATTGTTGGGCATCCTGAGTTTGCCGGGCGCAAGGTATTTGATACTTTGAACTCCGGCGGAGCTTGGACATGGCCTGATTTTGTGCACTGCTTTGGCTTGCCGATGGAGACGGACGGTAAGGAGAGTTGGATTCCGGGTTCATGGGATGGAGATAAGGCTAAGTATAAGGCCGATGATCCTAATACATGGAAGTATGCTGGCCCGCTGCTTGGGCGTTCGGGTAAGGTTAATATCGCTGTGGATAATTACAACGGTAAGGACTCGAATAAAGTTGAGCGGTATATTTGTGCTGTACCCGATTGTGCAAGCAAGTTCCCGAAGATTCGACATATCGCGGATTTGCTGAAGCGGAAGTAAAGGAGATAACATGGGAAGCAAGAATTTGAATATTGAAGATAAAGTTGAACAGTTTGATACAGTAAAAGCTGCTAGACTTCGTGTGAGTATCAAAGAGCTGGAAAGACAAATAGCAAGACAAAAAACACTACTCGCTGCACTTACAAAATATCCTGAAATCGAACCGTATTTGTCGAACTAAGTATGTGGGCGGGCTTCCACAGCCGCCCAGCTTTTTCAATTAAAAAGGAGAGAGTATGATAAAAGAGTGTGAAGAGTGTGGTGAGGTGTTTGAAGCAGAAGCAGCGGATGAGCAAAACTGTGAAGATTGTTTAAATTATTTTTCGGACAAAGATGAGGCGGAGGACGACGATGAAATTACCGATGTCGAGGAAGCCTGATAAACTCCAACAATGGAAAACTAAAGTACGAGAACTGCCACTCCCCTCAAAATATCAACTCGAACTAATAATCGAATCTGGCGAAGCGTCACACGCGCAAGCACGAATCCTTGCTACATATGCACTTGACATAACATACAAGTAAAGAGGCTTTATCTTGGATAAATTTATAGCAAATAACGGAAACCCTGACAGCCCTGTATGGGTGCTGCTTAATAGGCCACTTCCCGGAGACGAGGACAAAGGCTATTTATTCAGCGCCCCTATGGGGTATGTTTTTGATAAGATGATGCGAGAAGCCGGGCTGCCTGACTATTATGTAACTTGTTACCTACCAATCGTAGGAAAATCCACAGGCGGCGATTGGCATTGTTATCTGAAGCATCATAAACCCGCTATAATAATCCCACTGGGCGTCGCAGGATCTGGTGTATGCCATGAACTAGAACCAAAGTATCGTGGCCCTAAATATAACCCCGAGCGAGATTCTGAAATATCCAAGTATTGTGGATCGTTACTTAAATTAAAACAAACAAATGTGAGCGGGCCGAATGATTGGGAGCATTATGTAGTTCCAACATTCGAGCCGATTGATATTGTAAAGCAATGGAAACTTCGCGATGTGGTCATAAGCTGCGATCTCGCGAAAGCGGCCAGTGAGCTGGAGTATTGGAAAACACACGCAAAGACAATGCAGCCATTGCCTAAACGCGAGCCAAAAATTCACTTCGAATGCTTTGACGAATTGCTTGCTATTCTGGATACTTTTTTCAACTACCCGATTATCTCAAACGACATTGAGACAATCTATCCACGCGCGCCGACAAAGACGCAGCCATCTCAGTTCTATAAAATTCTCCCAGGGTATCCAATTACAATTGGTCTAGCTCCTCGGACTGACTTTGGTATTAGTTTTGATTTCTTTCGTGAGTCTACGGTAGAGACCCGCGAGCTATGGAAAAAACTTGCCAAGCTCCTTTGGGAAGTTCCATCGCTCGGCCAGAATTTTTTCAACTTCGATGCGAATTTCTATGAGATGCTGGGATTTAGGCTCCCGCTAGAGAAATGCCGCGATACAATGATCCAGCATCAGCAACTATGGCCAGAGCTTCCACACAAGTTACAATTTCTAGCCCGACAATATACCCGCGAGGTATACTGGAAAGACGAGGGCGCGGGATGGAGTATTAAGAACATGGATGCTATGAAGATATATAATTGCAAGGACGTTATGTGTACTCTAGAGATATACTATGCACAACTAGAGGAAATGAAAGAAAGGGGGTTGGAATGAGTTATCATGATCTTAGTGAATGCACGCTTACAAATGACGAGCGTGTAGAAGAGAAGAATAGAATACTATCAAGATTACTTGATATGGATATTGAATTTACAGATAGTGAGCGTAAATTCATATTTGGTATGGAATACCAAGAAAATGTAACAGTCAAACAACTCTTCTGGCTCCGTGATATTAACAACAAATATTGAGGAAAACAATGGCTGAAATCAGTGCATTTACACAAGAAAAACTCGCGGAGGAAATAAACTCCCAGTTTAAAAATCTCGCCGAGCTTCTCCTCGAACATCACGAGGCATATAAGCTCGCATACGCATTGAATGGCAAGTTCGTAGAATACTGCGAGCACGCCAGAATACTAACCCAGCACACAAAACAGAACGTATCCATAGGAGGATACTAGATGGCAGCCCAGACTTACAATATAATCTTCAACTGTACGCCAGCACAGTTTAACACTGCAATGTCTACCACATTCCCAGCATTTGGGTGGGCAGCTATTCAAGCACCTATTAAGTTTTCAGGTATCGCAATAACTGGGACGTTTACAACCACAGCTACCACAAACACTAGCACAGCCCTCACAGCAATCGCCAGCACTGCCGGTTGGTATGTGGGTATGGGTATAACGGGTTCTGGCGTTCAAGCTGGAACTACAATCGTATCCTTTACATCCACAACTGCTGTGCTTTCTTTGGCTACTACAACTTCCGTAGCAGGTACTGCAGTAACACTCGCAGCCACTGCTGCCGGGAATCAGGTAGATTTTGCGTATGACGGCGCATATTTCCTACGTTTCTTTGACGCCGCCCCAGCAGCCCCATTACAGCAAGCGCAAACCGGAATTCCACAATCACAACTAACTCCAAATTTCATCGCATCCGTAACTGCGATGTTCGCTCCGACGCTAGGAGCGCCAATCGCGTCGAATGCTGCTAACGTACCCGGCCCGGCTGCTTAATAGTAAATCAAACTAGAGGGGCATTTCTGCCCCTCTAAGGAGGTTTAATGCTATCTCGAATGTATTATAGTGTAATTTACTGGCGCATAAGACGCTTTCTTAAGTGGTTTTGTTATAAAACAAAAATGCAGTGTTGTGGTAAAAGAAAGATTAATTATGCTGTTGAGTGGTGTAGTCTTTATGCTTTTCATGATAATGCCTGCAAAAGTTTTTCGGGCGAAGTATTTACGGATACTGTAAAGGAACAAGAACTTGCAGCCAAATAAAATCACCAGTGAGTATTTACATGCTTTGCAGAGTGTCTATCATCGCATAGACAGCCGTGGAATTCTAGTCTCCAAGGAGCGACTTAAAGATGCATCAGACTATATTAACACTGATATTACCAAGCAGTGCGCTATTGTCAGTTCTGTGTGGTCTTTACCTTGTTACATCGGTGCCGGAAACAAACCTGAAATTAGTCTGGGGAATAGCATTAATCTTAACTCCTCTTCTGGTAATAATACCCCACTTGGGCAACTAAAACGAATGGGGTATAAAATTCCAAAAGTTTCAGCGAGGGATGAAAATGGAAATTACATAGCGAAGGAGTCATTAAATGAGCTTGTCTTGCAAAAGATATACGCTACCAATCAATTTGCAACCCCCGGAGGCGATCCAGCATTACGCGCACTTCTGCGAATACGCGAACTGGGAACTCTCCGCGCGCGGTATATCAACGCAAATCTCTATGTGCGGAACGGAGAAAGCCTCTTTCTTACAAATTACAACATTGCTGGAACAGTCACAGGTCGTAGAGGCTCTCGAAAGCATACGTTCGGGTTTGGGGGAAATGCACAAAATTTCCCGAAACACGGAGAGCTTGCTAAAGTTTACAGACGGTGCCTCGTTGCAAGGCCAGGAAAAATCCTCCTTAACATAGATCAAATGCAGGCCGAGGACTGGCCAACTTCAGCACTAGCGAATAACACGGAGGCTTTGGATGATTTACGTAATAATGTGGATCGTCATAGGAAACTGGGCTGTCTCATTTTTGATCTTCCGTGGGATTATTATACCGACGAACAATGGAAAGATTCAATCGAGCGATACCTTGGTAAGAAAACTCGGCACGCGAATAACTATGGTATGCGTGCTAATACTATGTCTGATTCTCTTGCTAAAGAAGGGCATTCTGTAACTCCCGATCAGTGCAAAGCTATTCTTGAAAAAGTAAACAAACACGATCCATCCGTCGAGCACGTATTCCACAAGTACATAAAGGACTGTCTCTATGCAAACCGAACTCTTCGAACTCCCTTCTTCCGCGAACGAATCTTCTTCGGACTCCGCGCAGGAGAAGCAGGAAGTAATAATAAGATTTTCAACGAAGCCTTTAGCTATATACCACAGTCTGTTGTCGGCGATAATACAGGATTTGCAGTCTATGAACTTGAAACCGGAGATGACAAAACCAGAGGTCATATTATACAAGAATGCCATGATTCGATTATGCAGGAGATTGACGACTCTGTGGACGTTATCTGGGGTCATATCCAAGAAGCTAAGAAAGCATTTAATCGGACAATTCGTTTCCACAACGGAATTGAAATTAACATCCCAATCGAAGGAGAGATAGGGTATGATTTCGCATCATCCGTTAGTTTAAAGTCCGGCAGTACCGGAACCAAGAAGCTAGATGACATTAGTTACGGAGATGTTCAAGCAGCTTTCTATAGACTGCAAGAGCTAAAACAAAAGGAAGTATCAGATGGCCAGAAAGCTAATTCAGAATTGGATCTCGTCTTACGTTAATGCGATTACTCCGATTACTGAAGCACCTGATGCTTATGTTTATTGGTCAGCTATATCAGTAGTCAGTGCAGTTCTTAAGAAGAAAGTATGGGTACAACGTGGAACATTCAAAGTCTATCCAAATCAATATATTATATTGGTTGGGCCACCCGGTGTTGGAAAAGGAACAGCCATGCATCCAGCCCATGCTTATATTAAAGAATACAAACCAGAACTCTCAAACTATTTGTCAGATAGAATCACAGCACCAGAAATCATCAGTAGACTCGCAGCAGGATTTCAAACTCAGTCCATTGTTAACGGTCATGTCGTTACAAGTACAGAGTCAACCGCCTGCATAATGGCAACAGAACTTTCAACCTTCCTCGGCAGCAGTGATTGGATGACCTCCTTTCTCTGCGATACTTGGGATCGGAGTAAATTTGAATACGGGACTAAAAACAAAGGTAGCTATGCTATCAAGGACATGTGTGTTTCTCTCATTGGCGCTTGTGTTCCGGATTTTATACGGAAGATTAATGGCAAGACTAATTCCGCAGAAGCTGTTAATAGCGGTTTCACGGCTCGTACTGTATTCGTATTCGCGAATGAAAAATCCAAAAAGCTCCCTTGGCCTATTCGATTAGAGGATATGAAGGGTGGGCCGGAGATTATTAAGAGTTTGAGAGGTGATCTTGAAGAAATATCGCAACTTACGGGAGAATTTACATTCACACAGGATGCTATTGATACATTTAATCAATGGTATGCAAAGCTCGGGGCTATTGACACAGACTCAGATGTAGTACGGCATTTCAAAAGTCGCCAAGATGTTCACGTATTCAAAGTCGCAATGTGCCTCGCGGCTGCGACTAACGATAAACTTGTAATAGATCGGTGGTGTTTATTCACAGCAATTGCTCTAGTACAGGGTGTGCTTGACACACTCGATATTACATTCCGTGGCGTCGGCGAAAGCACACTATCAGAAGCGACCGCAAAAGTTCAAACATATCTAGAGCGCAAAGGGATTGCTACTCGTGCGGAGCTTGTACGAGATATGTCCCGTCACGCAACGATGGAAGATTTAGATAGAATCATTCTAACACTACATACCATCGGTATAGTAAAACCATTCAGCCAGGGAGGGCGTCAATTCTATGAATACAATAGCAAGGGAGCAGGAAATGTTGGGGCGGCGGGAGCCGGAGTTGGAAACATCCAGCCTTGATAATACTATTTTTGTCGTAGCTGGAAAGCTTGGGCTTGAGGCAATTGAGGATAAGATTCTTATTCTTATTGATAAGTTCAAATCCGGCTACGAATGCAAGGATTGTAATGAAACTGGAATTTATATCAGTTGCGAATGTGAACGTCGTGGAACACCAGGGAGGTATATCAATGGCAATATAGACAGAGAATGCAGAATTTGTAACGGAAATTACGAATCCCGGCGGGGAACAACGTGCCCATCTTGTAAAGGAACTGGCCAGACAATAATCATGCCTGACAACGCCAAGGCTATCCCTACTAGTGGAGTTATCGTCAGCGCTGGCCCAAGATGCAAAACTAGAAAAATCGCTGAGCGCGTGTTGTTCGGCGCGCACACCGGATATTTTCTCCCCTTCAAGGGAAATGCAAAAATCCGCTGTATGCGCGAAGACGAGCCGCTTTGCAAAATCCACTCCCTCGACGCGACCCAAATGCTAGGAGATTTCATGCAAATTGAGGATTCGATTGAAACACTTAATAGATAATTAAGACTGAAGATATAGTGCAAAAATAACCCCACCCTAGATTAATAGGGTGGGGTTTTATTTGTTTTATATTTTCTCTTAGTAAACCCTACGCGCTGTCATGCAGCCCCATAGTGTGCCGGTGCCTGATGTAATCGTGCCCTATATGTTGAAGTAGTTGCTGACGCTTTACAACCTTTCATTACATCTCCACACTGCTCAACACTTTCAATAACTAACTCTCCGTGTAGTACACGACACACGAACCGACCTTGGTTGCCGGATTGCCGTAGGCAGAGTCAATATTCTGCCAGTTAATCAAAAGGCTGGAATTGAAGCGCAGTGGTGCTTCCTTGAAATATCGGTACCCGGTCCAATAAGTTACTGCGTCGGATGTGCCAAGATTCTGGCCCTGAAAAGCAATTGCCTGCCCACACTCATCGCCACGCGTTAGTCCGTTCTGCCCGTAGAATTGAGTGCCAAAGAAATCCTCACACCCACGATAGGTAAAGGTATTCCCGTCGAATGCAATTACAGGAGCGACTTCAAGCCAGTTGGTAGCCCCATAAATAGCTCCCGCTGCTGAGGAGACAAAGTAAATGCTTTCCAATTCACCGGTTATACCGGTGGTGGACGGGAAAAAGGTAGTAACCTGATCCGGCACAATGGAAGATGTTCTCCAATCGTTCGTCACCATGTGAAAGACATTCTGTGTTGCGGGATACAGCCCCGCTGGAGCTGCTCCCGAATAGTATTCAACCTGAGAATAAACAAAGATTGATTGAACCGTTAACAGTAGTCAGCACCGGAGAACCATTACTCTTCAACGATCCCGTACCACTCGTAATCACATTCAGGCTAGTATTCACCGGCTGCGTTATCGTCTGCGTTGCCATTGGGTCGGTCTTTACCAAATCGGTGGGGACCCCCAGAATCCACCCGCTGACGCTGCAGACGTAAGATGTGTTCGGAGTCGATGCCGTATTCAAGTACGGTTGCCCATAGTTGGCTGTTGTGCAGGCCACTGGGATTGAAGTAGGAAGCCCAGCACCAGTGATGGCGGGCCACTTGATCTGCGTGGCCGGGTTAATCTGTTGTTGCGCAAAAGTCTGTGCAGCAAGCAGAAGCAGCAGTGGTCCGATGAGTCTCTTCATGCTTTCTCCTATCCTAGTGAACCCTACGCGCTGTCATGCCGCTAATTCTCCGTGTATGCGTGAGATTAGAAGCTCCAGATGCACCCTGCCGTGGTCTTTGATAGCTGTGTGACGATAAGATTTGTGACGTGCGGCCCAGTCGGAAGAGTCACAGCACTGGCCGATCCGTTAATCGTTTGCCCGCTCACACCTTCGACTACTGTTACAGCGTTGCTGTTGGTGACGTTGATTGTATAAGTCGCTCCACCCTGTAGCCCATAGCATGTCGGCATGGTGATCGCCGTGTTGGTGGCAGGAGTGACCAAATTGAATACTTGGCTATTGAGCAGCGTTGCAGTTGTTGCAGTTATTAGGTTCGGATTTCCTGCGTTCTGGCCACCCAAGTAATTCATCTCTGCAACAGCCTCAGCATTCATTGCATTCTGACCGGTCTGATTGGGATGCGTGCCGTCAGACAGAAAATCTGAGCCAGAATATGCGCCATCGGCACCTAACAACGGGTTAGATGAAAATACAACTTCCCCCGCAGCCCCCCATGCTTTCCAGTTATCCGCTACGATAGCATCCCAACTATTTTTAAGGCTATCCATCGTAGGGTTCCCTGTTGCATTACTATTCCCAGTTCGCGAAATCATGTCTGCGACTAAAACTTTGCATCCGGCATTCGTATACTTAGATATAACCCCCGCCATGTTGGATTGGATGTTGGCAATGGTCCCGTAAGATCCATAGTATAGATCGTTAGTGGCGGCATCCAATATCAACCAAACTGGACCGTAATCCCCTTTGCAGTAAGTAGCCATGCGATCTGGCTCCATCGCAGCTATCTGCCAAAGTGTTATTCCGACTACGCCAAGTATTCGAGTAGTGTATACTGGCTGTCCGGCGTCCAGCGAAAAGGATGTGCAGTAGGGAGTGGTTACGCCAAGACCATAGGTTATCGAATCACCAACACAATTAATCGTTGGGACTGCCTGACGAATGTTAATTGGGGAAATCTGTATACCTCGCGCAAGGGCGTCGGACCGAAGTATGCTATCAACCGCCTGAGCTTGGCTAGGCGTAAGCTGCTGAGAAAACAAGGTAGCTCTCGGCAACATCCCAAACAGGCTGTTGTTTGCAAAAACCCCCGAATTTACTGAGCCTAGATAAAAATTACCTCCCGCTGGTGCATAACCTCCATCCGTTGTCTGGTTTGTGTATCCTGTTTCTTGGCCGTCAATGTAAATATGGGTCAGCCCGGTTCCAACACCCGATCCAATAGTTACAATCGCTGTGTGAAATCCGCTAGTTGAATTAACGCCTTGCGTCCCATTAGCATTATTGGCATAGATTCCTATGCCAAACGACCCAGAGGCAGACCCACCTCCAACAGGGTGCAACCAATTTAGGATATTAAATCCACTCCCAACATTCGAACTCGTCAGAAATGTCCCGAAGGCTGGGAATGCTATTCCTCCAGAAATAGTCGGAGGAATGTTGTCATAAAAACTAAACGCAAACGACTGTGCTGCATTGACTGCAGACGGCAATAACACTCCGTCTCCTCGTGTGTTGTCATAGACTCCGGTAGTTAGGTTGGTATTGAAACTCAATCCCTGCGGAGTTACCGTAGGAAGTGTTGCACTGCCACCGCCGAGCGTACCGTCATATCCATTTCCGCTACTGTCTATCAATGTCGTACCAACCACGTTGCGCGTGTCATAGTCTGCTAGTGGTTGGTACGGCCAGTTGAACGTCCCCGTAATAGTTTCCGGAGTTAGTACCTTGCTGGGGTTCTCAACGTATACCTGCCCCGGTGTCGGCGCGGTCGCAGAGACGGGATTGCCCTGAAGCGAGGTCGCGTTGCCACCACTGCCACTTCCCGGATTGCATGGCTGCCACGGTCCTCCTGATGTCGCTTGGCAGTATAGTCCTATCGCGGGTGGAGTAAAAGAAAGAGATCCAAAACCTCCAGAAGAAGTCCACGGGTTCCATGTGCCAGCCGACAGAGATAAGTAAGCGGCCATTGGCACAGGCTTCTGCGCCCCAACCGTCAGCGTCAACGCGAGAATTGAAAGCAGTAAGCAAACTTTTTTCATGGCTTCCTCTCAGTCATCCCCTCTTCGCCGCGTCAGTGGCCCATCGCCACCATAGTACGACGGCACACAGCAATTACCCCTGTTCTCGTTCGCCGGAACACTCTCGTCAACAAAGCTCGACTTGTGCTTCATCGCGTCGCAGGACAGGCGCGCGTTATCCTCCGGCGAAGCGATCTCCACCTTCGGGACATACTGCCCATACTTGCCGGGGACGATCGAAGGAACGTACTCCTCCGTGTACCGCTTCGCCAAGCGCGACTGGTCAATGAACCTGCCCTGATTCATCGACTTCGAGTTGACGCTGATTTTGTGGTCGCCGCGCTCCACCTGCCGAAAGGTTCCTAAACCGTCAGTGCTCATTGCTGTACCCCCGAAAATTTTCTCTGGTAGCGATCTCCCACCGTGTATGCCTGCTGCTGCTTCGGCCTGTCCCAGTTCGCCCGATCCATGTTCGTCGGGATGTGGTTGAAGTGGAACCGGCTCTCTGCCTCTTCCAGTTGCCGCCTACTGGTCACGCGAACTTTCTCGCCGCGCTCGTCGTAGATATGCTCCAAGGTGAGCGACCCATCGTTGTGGAACGGGTTGTCGGGGTCAGCGATAACAGTATCCCGCGAGCAGCCGCAGTCCACGCCCAGCCACTTCCCCGCGCTGAAGCGTGTACGAAAAACCGGGACTCCACAACTACCACAGGCTTGACTCATAACTCGTATCCTCCTCCACTTCCTCCAGCCGCGCAAAGATGGGTCGCATTGAACAGTGCGCCTCCACTCTGGTAGTATGGCATATCCTCTCCCATCTTTGTGACTTCAGTACGATAGAGATTTTCGTCGGCGTTGGCCATGCGAAGGATTTCTCCCTCGTAATCTTGGCGCTTAATCCTCGACTCGGCTGGATCGTAGTACCTATTATTCTTGGGGCCTCCGATGACTAGCGCGTCTGCAATTACGTCTTTAATAATTACATCTGCGCGAAAATACGGAGGGAAGGGATCAGAGTCGTTTACCAAGTTGAATGGTTGGATATATGCTTGGAACGGAAACGCTTGCTGAATCCACGAAGCGGGATAAAGCTCTTGGAGATACGAACCGTCCTGCGCAAGAGGCATCCCTGCGGATATATAGGGGAAGTTCTGGTTGGATCTCCAGGCGTCCAGGGTGTTGAGTCCGTCTTGCGTCCAGTGCAGATCAAACTTGTAACCAAGTTGGGTGTTAATCATGGTCTTCAAGTATTTGACGTTAGGCCCGAAGTTGAAATAATACTGAACAATGAAATACCCCGATGTAACCGAAGGGCTGCCCCAAGGCAATTCGAGTGTCAACGTCTGCGGCGTTGCTGTGTCATCCACGGCCACAATCGAGTAGATGGGGCAATTGTAGCCAATTCTGAACTGTTGACCAACGAGAGCCTGCGTCCAGACGGTGCCCGTGCCGACTACGATAGGCGACCCAAGGGTAGTCGTCGCCTGCCCCTTTGTGGTGGCTTGTGGTGCGATCACTTGCCCTTTGACGAAGAGGCTCGCCCAGGTTTTACGGTCTACCGTTCGACGGAGTGAGTTGTTGAGAAGACCGAGTATTTTAGGTTGGGAGAGATCGGGATTCCAGAACTGAACTTGTCCGATCGCCTGCCCAGTATTCATCTGATTGACCGCGGGGTTCGACCCATCAGGAAGAACTTGCTGTGGTATCACAACGCCCGGACTCGGAACAATCGGCATTCACCCTCTCAGATAACAAGAGGGAGAGGGCGACTGCCCCCTCCCTTCTTAGAACTACGAGCCGTCACCACCCGAGTACGAGGGCTGCCCAGGAGCATCCGCTCAGATCGGTCGAGGCGGCAACCTCTGTGAATGCTCCACCGCCGCTGGTCGAGTCCACCACCTTCAGGTTCAACTGCGTTCCAACCGCAGGAGTCGTCCCAAAGAGAGCCGTTGGCTCGACGAACTGCGCGAGGTAGGTTGCGCCCGCAGAGTTGGTTCCGAGGAGCATCGCGCCCACGAGGTAGCTGAGTTCGACTTGAGCCGCAGTGATTGGATATCCGCCCGTAACGTAGTCGGACACGGACGGCTTGAACGTGAATCCGTTCATAATACCCGACTCTCCGAGGAAGTACCGGATGTCCGGGATTTTCGTGATTGTCAATGCCATTGCGAGTTCTCCTCAAACAGGTTCAGCGCAGCCGGTCGTTCTCCACGATCAGACGATGAGCGGGACGTACAGATCGGCCAGGTTCGATGACGCTGCCGCAACCAAGATACCGGCGACCTCGTTCGTGATGTTCGATCCGGGGGCAATGTACGCGTTGGCTCCAAAGGTGCTGGATGCACCGATGATTACTCCGCCAGCTGCGGTTCCGGTCGTGACATACGCTCCAGGCAAGTATCCGCCCACCTGAATCCAGACGAAGTTGCCATTGACCAGAGCGGCCTGCTGCGCCGCAGTCTGCCCGCTCGCCAGTGGGGTCGTGGTCGTGTTGAACAGCAGCCAGCCGGCAATCAGGTTGATGCTCAGGGCTTCGGACGCCAGTCCGGTGACGGTCGTGAAGGTGTTGTCCTTCCAGTACACAAGCTGCGGCCCGGTCAGGAAGTTCTGGCTGACGGTCGGGTTATAGCGAACGTACTTGAAGTAGTTGTTCTGGCCGATCCCCTTGGTCGCGGCCCCAACTACTCCGAGACTCAGCGGAGCCTGGTAGATGCTGCCAAGCGGCTGGTTCGCGCCGTTGTTCTCCAGTGCCGTGTTGTACGTGTCAACCGCCGTGTAAACGGTGGTTCCAGCGGTGAGCGGATTGGTTGCGCCAAAGTCCGGGTAGTCGATTCCGAAAGCCATGATGCTTCTCCTGTGGTACGAAAATCAAAACCTTGCCAAGCAGCCGACTACGATCAGCCAGTTATTCCGGCCAACACAAAGCCCAAGCGAGGTGCGCTCACAACGATGTTGCCGCCGAAGATGCACTGCGAAGCCGCGTCGAGCGAGTTCGGCAGTTCCTTGAACCCGGTCCAGCCGAAGCCGAAGAGTTCGTGGTCGGAGACCCATGCGTTGAGGAAGCCCGTATTCATGCCGAACAGGTATCCTGCCGGGCAATACTGGTCAACCACGAGACGCCGGTTGTTGTACCGGATGGCCTCGTAGCCGTAGCTAACCAGATCCGGGGTGGCATCGGCGACGCGCTGCATCGGGGTCAGTTTGTTGAAAATCTGATTGTAGATGCTCTGCGTGGTCGCAAGCAGATTCGGCTGGTGATTGCCGAAGGTGGCCTGTCCATACGCCTTCTGGAGCCCGGTCAGCGACAGCGGGCCGGCTACGTTCTGGTAGTAGCCGTTGATGCCGGTGTTCGCGCCGGAACCGATGGCCGCGCGCGCGATGTTGCCGTACGACGGGTAGTTGGTTCCGTCGTCGTACCCGGCGAGGATTCCGTCGAGCGCGATCTGCGAAGACACTACGCCCTGACCGTCGGCGAAGAAGTCGGTAGCCAAAGCCTGCACGAGCGCCTGCGAACCGTTAACCATCTTCTCTTCGACGTAGGACATCTTGGCGTCGGCACCGCGGTTCAGCGCGAGGTCGGTGGCGCGAATGGTGACGTTGGCGTAGTAGAACTTCACGTTGAACATCATAGCCGTGTCCGTCTGGACGTAGCTGATGTCGAATGTGCCGCCCGGCGCAAAGGCGCCGGCCTTCAGCGGCGCGTACTGGATCGGCTGCTGGATCTGGAGACCGCCAGGGAACGACTTCTGGCCCTCACTCTTGAAGATCAGAGTGAATACCGGGGAGACTTTGTAGTATTCGTCCACGATCTCCGGGATGATGTGATTCGTGGTGATCGCGCTGATGTCGTTGTATGTAAGAGCCACTGGAATTGCCTCCGTTAAAAATCGTTATGCTACGTGCTCTCCGCGCGATTCGAGACGTTCCTCAAGAGCGCGCGCAGCCTTGTCCAAATGTGTTCCTGAATCGGTTGACCCGTTCGGCCTCTTGTGCAGCATGGTCAGCATCGGGCTTGCCGCTGTCGGCGTAACTCCTGGGACAGCACCGGATGCGCGATCCTTGAGCTTCTCGCGGACGCCGGACTCAATTCCTGCGGCAACCTGCTTGTCGATCCGCGCCTGCCGCGTCATGTCTTCGTAGGCGTCGGTGACGGTACGGAAGGGGCGACCGATAGCAGTGGCGGAGTCAATGTGCGCCTGGAGCTTCGCGTCATCCATGTCCTCGCCGAAGTCTGCGCGGTTACGCGCATCGAGACGGGTAAGGTCTCGGACGATCCTGATGGAGTCGGCGACTGCTCCGCTGCGGAGTTCCGCGCCACGGGCTTCGACAATTTTGTTGACGCCTTCCTTGATCTTCTCGTCGATGTTTCCAAGTCCGTCAAGCCGCGCCATGATCTGCGCCAAGGTCTCATCTCCGGCTCCAGTGGCCGAACGAACAGTGGGAGGCGCCTCGCGCACACGCGGCGCAGTGGGAGGGGTCTCGGTGTCGCCGTCGTAGAAGCTCATAATCTCGCTGGCGCGGCTAAGGCGCGTCACAGCATCGGGGGTGGCGCGCAGCTTGTCGGCTGCTTCTTTGCCCAGGAACCCTTCGAGATCGGTCAATAGGTCTGCCATAATTCACTCTCCTCGTCTTGGTTAATCTGCGGTGTTTGATCCCGTCGTCGCCACGTCAGGGGGTGGTGTCGCGGTGTTCGATGATGCGTCAGCAGGGGGTGGTACAGGTGGAGGTGTTGCGTCTTTGTCGTCGTCCAGCGTCGAAGGATCGCCCTTCAGAACGTTGGCGACTGCATCCTTCATAGCCTTCTTCGCCACGGTGAGTTTCTCGGCCAGGGCTGGATTCATGGCTTCCATCTTCTTCAGGGCTTTGAAAATCCCATGGAAGCCTTTCATCAACTCCTCAACGTCCGCGTCTTTCTTGGGCGGAGGCATGGGGCCGGGCATAGACGCCATGTTCGAGTACGGATTCGGAGGGGCTGCGGCTGGCTCTGGCATTATGCCTTCTGGTTGCCGGGGTAGCCGGTCTTGGTGTTTACGCTCGTGGGCTTGCCGCCGAGCTTGCCGTCGTGAACGGTGTCGCCGAAGATTTCAATGCCACCCTTCGACAATGCGACCTGCGGAATGCGATGGCCGAAGGACTCTTCGGTGTAGCTCTGGCCAGGCTTGGATTTCGTTGCCATGAGAATTTGCCTCTCTCGTGTTGTGGGAGCCGGATTACTCCGGCCCCCGGATTGGTTGAGGAGCAGCGCGAACTTAGCCGCGCTTGCTGTGACGCTTCGCCTTACGTTCCTTCTTGCTGCGCTTTACGATCTTGCGTGCCATTGTTTCTCCTTTGGGTTTCCCCATCGAATCACGGTTTGATTTGAGTCAGCCTGCACTGACTTTCAGGCGGATTGTTTCTGCCTCGCCTCTTACGTTGCTACAACGGAAAACAAAACGCAATGCCTCACACACGCTGAGAAGCGATTATTTTGAAATTATTTTTTAGGCTTGAAAACGCTGGATTGGCGCACACTGCAAGCATCAACGGCTATTTCTTACCGCCATGATGTCCGCCGCCCGCCGCGCCGATGAGTCCTTGAACGCCCGCTGCCTGCATGGCTTCCGCAAGCAATTCCTGCTCGTTCTGCTTGATGTCGAAATTCGGATCGAGCTTCAACAACAGTCGCGTCCGGCTGATGTCCTTATTTTTTCTAAGTCCGAAAGCGATCGTCAAATCCTCGCTTCGCTCTGCGGCCATGTTGAGTTTGCGAATACTGAAGCTCATCGAACGCACGAACTCTTCCGGCTCCATTCCCGCCGGTTTCATCTCGCCATACGACTTTGTGAAATCCGAATCCAGAATCCCTGTTCCGCCGAATAGTTGCGCTCTGCGCTTTACCGGCGAGAACTGCATAATGTTCGCTGCGGTCATCGCGCCAACTTCCGTGAGATAGCTCTTGAGATTCTTCCCCATCAAGCGAATGTTGACGGACTTGCTGTTGAGAATCATGTCGAGCGAATCGCCGCTCGGGACCTGCTTCTTCTGCAATGACTGGTTCATCGCCGCAGAGCCGGAGGACATGTCCTGCTCTTTTTCGAGTCCCTGTTTGACGGCGAGAACGTACGAAGCAAGCTCAGGCGGCTTGCGAAACTCAGGAATCTTCGGCGTGTTGTTGTTGTACCGCAGCTTTCCACCGGGCGCGCCGGGGTCCATCGAATCCCACGACTGGTCAGAGAACGCGGCCTTCGGTGCAATAAGCGTCGGCTCGATCGCGGCATTGACGGTATCCATCACGCCGCCGTTGATGCGGTTCAGGATGTTCTGAATTGCTGCCATCGGTTCAAGTGCCGACAATCCTTTGGAACTCCACGGCATCCGGTATGGTCGATACTTCGCAAACGGATGATTTCCGTGCCAGTAGGGATTGCAACTGTCCGCAAGAATCTTTCTTCCCGCCGATACGACGAGACGGCCACGCGGATAGATCGGCATTCCAGGCTCGACGATGTAGCTCCAGTTCGCATTCTCCGGCCCGACGCGGAAACTCGTGCTCGACTCGTTCTGTGAATCGTCCTTGAACCAGAACTCCTTCATCAACGCGATGGGGTACTTCGTGCCGATCATGCCGTCTTTCTTCTGGCCGAGCATGTTCTGGAGGGACTTCGGGAGCTTAGACCACTGCGATGCCGACATTTTCGCCGGACGCATCATCTGTGCCGGCTGGTTCTGCATATTAGAATCGGGCTTGATGAAATCCGCAATACTACCATACCTCCGCTTGAGGTACTGAAGGGTTACAGGGACGCGGTAGATGACGCACTCCGCCTCTTTGAGCTTGTTGTCGGTGCCTACTTCCATCAGGTTGACCGGTGAGATTGGAATGTACTCGTTGTCGCCGTAGCCGTTGGCGAGCGCGGGGTTCCACTGGACTTTCCCGTAGCCGGTGTGCAACAGCCCGTAGATTACGGTCTGGCTGAGGTCTCCCTCGAAGTCGGTGTTCTCTGCCCAAAGGCTGATGTACTGGTTCAGTAGGCTTTCGAGTTCCGAGAATCCTTCGGGGTGGTCGTGGAACGTGACTTTGAAGTCCGGCAGGATGTCGGTCAACTGCCCCACCATCTCGATGAACTGGCGAACGAAGCGGTTCTCGACCGGGCGAGAGCGACCAAACCGAGCCTGCGGACTCCACTGGCGCCCCTCTATGTAGTCGATCAGTTTGCCGGTAAGTTTGAGTTCCTTCGAGTCCGAAAGCTCGCGCTCCGCCTCGTCGTAGACTGATTCAGTCCATTCCAGCACCTCATGTTCGAGGCGTTGTTCCGGCGTTTCGTTGAGTAGTTCCGCAGCGGCCATAGTCGATTTCATCCTACCGCGAAATGGCTGCGGAGTGGGGAGTTAGCGCGAGAGAATTTCTAGTGAAGGCAGAAATACAACGCAAATCCAAACACGATGGCGATAAAGGGGAGCATTATGTTTTTCATACCGGAGCCTGAACGCCTGCCCCTTGGAAGAGGGACTGCATGAGAGAAATCTTCTCTTCCGCCGTCTGCAACTGCGCTTCGAGGGTCTTCGCAACTTCGAGCGCAGCGACCATCTCCGAGCCGTTCTTGACCCCGAGTTTCCGCAGATGCGCCGCCTGTCCGCCGTCGATGATGACTGGCTCGCCGACCAGATAGAGCCGCAGAATCGACTCGACCGTGGCGTTGACCTGTGCCGGATACTTGGCCGCGAACTGAGTCCAGATGTCCTTGTTGACCCAGACCTCTACCTTCGTATCGTTCGGTCCGGGAGTCTCCTTCGGGATGAGTTTGATTAGTTCCGGCTCCATCGCCATGAGTTCCGCGTAGGCTTTGAAGACGTGTCCGTTTGCGCAGCGGAAGGCGTCCGGGTCGCGCACCAGTTCGACGACCTTAAGGGAAGCGTTGCTGGTGATGTTCGCCAAATTTCGGCAGGTTGGGCAGTACATCATTGCTCGGTCTGACATAGTGTTCTCCTCGTCTTTACCAATCTGAATCGTTGGAACTGTTGCCGCCAATCGCGGCTTGATCGTAGGCCGCTTTGAAGCTCGAAACCAGTGCAGGCACGATCTCATCCGATGATAAACCATGCGCATGTCGCAGTTTGAACTCCGCGCTGTTTGGGTCGTCATACGTCGGAGAGTACATCGTGTTCGCCTTGCAAATCAGGATGGGCTGCACTGTCCACCCCGGCTTGCCTTCGATGACGCCCAGAGCAACCAGCCTGTCCTGATACTGCCCCCGCTGGCGCATGATGTTGTCGTAGACCCCATAGACGTTGATGTCGCCAACATGCTCGGATGAGGAGCGATCGTTTGCCGTCCCTTTGAGGTGAGTTGTCGTCTCCCTCATGCAGTAGAGCGCGATCATCAGGCCGAAAACCGAGTCATCGTGATTTCCCTGCCCCTCCATCCTTCCGCCGGTCGATCCGAAGTCGATCATCTCGTCCAGAAGTTCGACGGAGCGCAGAATTACTCCGGGATCGCCCTTGCGGTTGTGGTGCAGCAGGGCTTCGTTCATCGTCGAGATGATGGCGTCGCGGGTCTTGATGTTTGTGACGAAGTGGAAATACGGCTTGTAGGCGCCGCCGGGCCGGTCCTTCATCCGTTCGCGGTAGAGGTTCGGGTAATCCAGTTCCACCAGTTTGTCGCCGGTCGAGATGCCTGGCCCTTGATACTCGGTCGCAACCTCCGCTCCGTTGTACCAGTAGCCGAGAGCGCAGTTGATACGCGCGAACTCTTCTGGAGGGCAGTGGCCCCACCATTCGGCAACCTGCGTATCCGAAGCAGAGCCCTGTCCGCAACGGAAGACAGAGGCCACGCTATAGTCTCCTCCGTAAACTCCTAATGCTGAATCACTTCCGACGTAGTACGTCTCCCCGACTTCTGGCAACTCCCAGACATGAAGCCGTGCCGATGGCCTGTCGCTTTTTCGTTTCGTCAGAATCTCGTCGTCCATCACCTCGCGGATCATGTCTGTGTTCGGAGTTTTGTTATCGAATGCCAGCGAAATCTCACCCGCGAAGATCGGCTTGCAGATGTACTTCATCTCCTGTTCTTCGAGGGATTCACGGTCGAACGCGCAGATGCCGGATGCTTGGAACGCTTGCGCCGGGGTTAGCGGATACGATTCAATGAATCCCGCTTTCGCTTGTCCCCTCTTCGCGGCGAGCATACCGATTCGATGGAAGTTCCAGAACTCTTTCGGGATGCTGAAGTGTTCTTCCTTCTCAACGCGGGAGTTGAACTTTTCTTCGTCGTCTCGCAGCGTGAAGGCGTCACGCAGTGCATCGTTCTTGGCCGGGTTCCGGCGATTGAACGGCAGGTAATACTTCTTCGACCGATAGACAGGAATGAAGACCGCACGGTATCCCGTGTCTCCCTCGACCGAGCCGCGCCATTGATCGTAGAAGAATCCTTGCCGCCCGAATCCAGTGGATTCGATGACAGCAAACGTATCGCGCGCATTCATCGACGGCTTGATGTCAGCCTCGAACATGCCATCGTCAGGCCATCTCGACGCCTCGCTCGCGTGAAGATTACGCAGTGATCGACCGATGGCAACTCCGCTCATCTTCATCGCGTTCGAGCACTTCAGAATCGAACCAAGTCCTGGGTTCACGGATCGTTCCGCGTCATCCTCGCGCTGAAATACAATCTCGTCACCCTTCGTCTTGTAGAGGAACTCTGGGCGAATCCACCACGGGAGCGCGTGGTAGGCGTTGATGCTCATGTTGTAAAGATGCTCAGACGTGTCGCCGTTCTGACCGACGATCATCGAGTAGGAGTTCGGAACGAAGATGGTTCGGTGAAAAATGGCTCCGGCGGTCCACGTCGAGATTCCCGACTGCCGCGGCTTCACGGCGATGATCTTGCACTGGCCGTTCTCCGCCAACTCTTCTTCGATGGCCTCGTACAGAATCTCCTGATACTCGAACCACGGATAGAACGATTTCCAGTTTCCGTTTTCGTCTTGGATGCAGTGGTAATTTTCGAGGTAGTAGCGCAGGTATAAACACTGCTCAGTCTCGCCGTAGATAAACGACTTGTCGCTGTCGTCCAGCATCGAGTAGGCGACCTTCTGGTTCTTGTTAGCGCGGACGTACAGGTCATCGAGGTATTCGATGGCATCGTTCAACGTCGGGTCTTTGCGAGCAATACTCACTCGTCACCCTCGTCGTCGCCCTCGTCGTCGTCATCCTCTTCGGGGATCTCAATGCCAATCTCCGCCAACTCTTCGGCGATCCCGCCTTGCTCTACGTCTTCAAAATCTGCGTCGGGTATGCCAGCGTCATTGGAAATTCCCTTGCTCTCGCGTATCTGGCGCAGCCGGGTCTCGTAATCGAATCCACGTCCGCTCACCGCCCCGTCTTGCTGGCCCCCGGCGGCATTGATTTGCTGATTGAATTGGATTCCGCCGCCCCTTGGCCGCGTCGTGTCCATGAGGGTCTTCATCATCTCGACACTCTTCAACCGGGTTGCGTGGTCGGCCACCTTGCGCATGATGACGTTCTTGCCGCGCCCAACATTCTCGGTCGTCGTCGCCTTCATGCCGTCGATGAGGACTTTGGCTGCTTGCGGCAGGGCTTGGCCGATAATCAGGCGGTTTACTTCGAGATCAACTTCCGCGTTGTCGAACTGCGCGCGCCAGAGTTCGTGCCGCCCAATCGCGGCTTTCACTGCCAACTCTGTCATCTTGAATCGAACGGCAAGCTGGTCGTCTGTCCAGCCCTTCTTTTTCCCCAGCCAGAGTTCGCGCTCCCGCTTCGTCGTCTTCGTGATGAAGCCGGGGGGAGATTCCAAAAGTGCCAGTGCTGTGTTGGTCGCCATTGCCTATGCCGGTACTTTCCTGTTTTCCACGTAGAGTTCGAATCGTTTGAAAGCGGCCTCTCCGTCGATCAGGGCACCCTCCCTACGCGCCGCCTCTTTCCCTTGCTCGTAACCAAACTTGAATCCCTCTTGCTCTGCCGCTTCTTTTAGCCGGATGAGGTCTATCTTGGTTGCTGGGTTTGGTTCAGAGAGGCATACCATCACCTCGTACCACGGCATCTCCTGCCATTCCTCCTCGCCTTCCCATCTGACCTCCAGTTTTTCTTCGGACACACGGAATTGGATGAATCCACAGAGATGCGGATTGCAGGAAGTGGACTCCACCGTAAACGTCGTGCCGACAGTCGCCTTCATTCCGCCGCCACCCCAGAGAACAATGGCGCATCATCTTCCGATTGCGCCCTCTGGTCAGCCTGATCGAGCCGCGCTGACTCGCTAATGCTGGAGTATATCGTATCGCCAGCCGCGTACTCTTCGGGGAGCAAGTCCGCCGCGCCTTCGGGAACCTCGTGCGTCACCAAGAGAGCCTGAAGTGTGCTGGCAACCCTCACCAGCGTTGCGGACGCATTGAAAATCTTGATCGAAGCCGCCTCCAGCGCTGTAGGGTTGAATTTGCCGATGGCATCGCGGAATCCAGCATCGTGCGCCTTGAGCGCAGCCGCCAAGAGCTTATCCTGCCTCTCCTGCGAGGTCTTGATCTCCTGCCGGATGCCGGTGAAGCTCGACCGCGCGCCATCGACAAGGACGGTCAAGTCCGTCTTGTATTGCGTCAGAAAGGCGGCGAGTTCCTTGTTCGCCTTCTGCGCCCGGAGATGGAGAATAATCAGCGCGGCAAGCCCCAAGACGATGATGAGCAGGATGAAACTGGCGAAGACGGAGATGATCGAGACGGCTACCGTGGACATGAATTTACTGTACGACGCTTGCAGTTGGATTGCAAGGGAAAATAGAACGGCTGGCGACCTCGACCCATGCTTACCCTTGGAAGAGGATGGGGAGATCGCCAGCCAGATGAGATCGCCGCCAGGCAAGCCCATACAAACTATTATGACATAAATTATGGGTTAGGGGTTGCTTTTTTTTTCAACTAGTGAGAAATTGGAATACGAGCTTACCCTTGGAAAGATAAGCCCGGCACCTAAATTCCCGTCTCCCGAACACCTGGAGCCGATAAATAAATCGCCACTATAACGACACGGAAGAGTTGTGTCCGAAATGAGGCGTGGGGGAATGGTCGGCTTATTGCGAGCTTCCAGAGTCCTCCGATTCCGCGAGACGGCCAAGAATTTTTGGTTGGGTAGGAACTCACTCTGGAATAGGCAATGCGCTCTCGGGCTCACTGAACCGACAGCACACGCTAAGGCTAATGTTGCGACGGGCGAATACGCTTTCGTGCGCACTCATTAGTCTTGGTGCGCCCCCAGGTCTTCAGTCCCGACATAATAGAAACAAAGACAAAAGCAAAAGAACAGTAGAAACTTAATGGATTTTATGTAGAATCAGATTACTGAGGTGCAAGCATGAACCGCCCACAAACACTTCGATTTCTCATTAAACAGCAGCGAATCATCGGACTTGCGCCACAAGAACTCCATGCCAACATAGGCACCATCGACGGATTTATCCTCGAAGCAGGATTACGCCCCGTCGTTCCGCCGGACACTCGCAGTTTGATTGATCGGATTCGCCGACCCAAATCTGGCCCCGTACCCCAGTACGAGTTCGATGGGTTGAAACTGGTCTGCAACCCGCAGATCCCCGGCGGAGCGATCATCCTGCGACCGGCGATGCTGATGGGCGACCCCGACTGGCTGGGCCATGTTCAGTTCAAGGAATCCCCTGAGATTCCTCAGAATGACGAGCAGGGTGGCCTACAGCGTCTTCCTGCGGACGGATCGACTCCGTGGCTCACCAAGGGGCAAAACACGCCACAGCCGCCACAGGAGGCCGCTGGCGACCCCGTGCAGCAACTTCAGCAAGAGTGTGGGGCTGACTGTACCTCGATACTCATCAAGGCAATGGAGGGCATGGATTCGGTCGATGACGTTGTTGTAATGAGATTTCACAAGAGCGGCGACGTTTCAATGTGTTCGAGTATGGACAAATTCCGCATAATCGGGGCCCTGCAGATGGGAATGGCCTACGCAATGCGGCAGAATTAGTTGACGAGTTCCTTTGGCGTCGGCCCTTCGTCAATCGCCGAGGTCCGCCGAACTTCCTCTTCGAGGCAGACTTTGACGTAGCTCACGAGTCCGAGGTTAGCCGAGATTCTATCGCGGCACTCATGCCAACTGATCGAGCCGTCACTGTGGCTGATAATAAGCATCGCGTCTTCCGCGTCCTTGAGTTCGTCCAGCGTGTCCGCGATCATCTCTTTTGCGCTGCGTTCTTTCATCGTGTTCCTCCCCAGGCCGATTCTTTGTCGATTCCATAAGGTAAATCTGTTCCTTCCGGCAGCATCCATAGGATTCGTATGTGCATCTTCGACACCACCTCGCGTGGATAGATTTCAACTCCGAGTTGGTCCGCGCCAAACAGTTCGTTCTTGATGCGGAGAACATCGTTCCATGTGACCGGCAACAAGTGGCCGTGGTGGGCGATCACAACCTGGACGACCCCGCCGATACTGGTTGCACAGTTGAACGTCTGCACCTCGAACTTCGAGTTCGCATAGATTTTCGCAACGCGCTTCATCTGTGGAGAGGAGTCTCTAATCTCATCGGTGATTGGCACTTCTTGCCACGCGGTCCAAACCTTACTCATGCGCTGCATCTTGTGACGCTCTTGTGTGGCTTTGCTCAAAGTTGTGCCTCTTTCTTTTTCCACTCATCGTCGCTAAATGCGCCGGGATGATCGGGTGCATGATGCGTCAAAACATCGTACCCCAGATTATTTACTTCTAGCAGTGGACCGCAGGGGCAATCCTTCGATAGTTCATGGTCGCCGCTACGAACATACTCGCCCTCGATCACAACGCACGGCATGACATGGAAGGAAATAAACTCGTCGTCATCGTCCCACTGCTCGTAGACGCCCCAAATCATACTCATGGCATCATCTCCAATACGTCATTGATTGCGTCTCCTCGCTCGACCATTGCGGTTGAGTAGCGAAGGACTCTCCATCCAAGTTTTGTTGCTTCGTTGTACTTTTTTGCATCTCCCTCAAATCCACCTCCGAAACTGTGGCGCGATTTGCCGAATGAAGTTCCACCCTCAATCTCGACTGCGATATTCCTGCTTATGAAGGCGAAGTCGAATCTCCATTTTCTATCGCAGAATTGGTACTCGCGTATCGGAGTCAATCCGTACGCCTTGCACTGGAGCGCGAATGTTTCTTCGCCAATACTGAGCGGATTGGGGATTTTGCTCACTTCGGTTCTCCTCGAAAGTTGATGTCCGTCGCGCACATAGCCCTCGGTGTCCTCAAACTCGCCGCCGCCATAGGCGTTTCGATTACGGGCCTTCGACGTGGTACCAGATAACTCACCGAGTCCATACGGCGGGTCGGTGATGACGCAATCTGCCGTCAACAACGGTAGGAATTCACGCGCGTCGCCGTGGTAGATTGTGATGCCGCCATGCTCATAATATGCGGGCGGGACGGCTACCGGAGTAGCCGCCGTGGGGGAAGGGGTATTGCTCATTGGACTCCCTTTGGCGGTTCGGGCAATGGCATCCAGTGAGTGACACACCCTACCCATTGCCGTGCGTGTTGGTCACCGAAACATCTAGCAATCTCGATCCAAGAGCCGATGCCGTTTCCGACGCGGTAAACTAGGACATCACAATCAGTTTTCGGCAACCGATCTTTCACGCTGATCCAGGCGGGAGCGGCCCCAGATGGAGCCGCCGTGGGGGAAGGGGTTTGCGATGCGGAGTGTGACGGAATCATTGTACGCGCTGACCTTTCCATCTCTTTTCGTAAAGTCGTTTCTGAGCCTTCTGATCTTTCGAGAGCGGGCCAGCTTGCAGTGATTGATGGAAGTCAACCTCGTCAGGTTTGTGCCGGTGGCAGAAGATAACCGGGCTGCTGAATTTTCCCTTGTAGACCTCATCGCAGATGTAGCACTCAGCCGATTCAAATACGCGTTCATCCATCATTTCACTCCTCTCGCCCGCTGGGGCTATGCCCACTGGTTTGTGTAAATAAGCTGCATGTAGATTACTCGGCCTTCATCATCGCGCCACATTCGATACCACTCAAATACTGGATTCATTTCACTCCTTTCGCCGCTGGGGCTACTGCTTAGTCTTCTAAAAGCATTGCAAGATGAGGTGTTTTGTCTGCACATCTATCATGTACAAACATCCTCTTTGGCTCACAGATAAACTTTGCCATGTCCTCATCCGTCCCCATTACAGCGGCAACAGCAGGAGAACCTAACATCATTTCAAGCCCAGCATGCCGCCGGATAGCTCTTCTGTCCAACATGGCACGCGATATTTCCACGACGTAGAAAACCGGCAGTCCTTCTGAATCCCCGATCTTTTTGTGACATACGCCGCAGCTTCCTAGAGCAACCAGCTCCGCTTGTTTCATGCCCTTCAACTCTTCAGCCATCACCGTACCTCTTTCTCGCCACCCACAGTCCGAGAATACTCCCAGCAACAAAGTTCGCAGTAGACGACTCGCTCCATCGTAATGTAATCAATTTTATCCTGCCATCTATGAGGGCATTTCCCCGGCTCTAATTTGGAAACCGCTTCCGGCACATCTGGCCCTGGGGCGAGTAACATGCGGCGCTGCCACTCGGTAATCATCCATATCCACCCGTTGTATCCGTTTAATGAATTGCTGAGTTTCACGCATTCTTTGGCTAAGGATCTTAATTGCTCCTTCGTCGGAACAATCGGGTTATCCAAGAGCCATCTCAGGGAGGCTTCGACGGCGATCCTTGCGATGTGTAGTTCTCCGGGCCCATGGCCAGGGATATAAGTCTTCATCTTAGATGAAACTGCTTGCCAAGCCGCTGTCAACATACCTTCAGGAATTACGATCTTCTTCTCCATCACCTCACCTCTTTAATATCTACAACCTGCTTTTCGTTCCAACTGATCCTCAACTCGCTGTCCCAGTGCGCTGACTTGTGGCCAGCATCGAGGACGCAGACAGCGTACTTGCCGACCTGCTTGCGGATCGCCCCGCAGGGTTTCAACTGCTTCAGGCACCGCTTGCAGGTGATCTCCCCAGGGTTTATTCCAAGCTTGGCAATAGTTACTGGAACATTGCACATCGGCTGCCCATCCTCGCCAAGATAGTGAATTCTCATCGCTTCCC